TCGTGAACAGGAAGGAGGTCTTACCCGCTTCACAAAAGAAGAAATCCACAAAATTGGTGGCGCGTCGGCCAAATGAAAATCAGAAAATGACAAAATATTCCAAGTGTAATTTGGCGTGGATTTATCTAAACAAAGTTGAATGTGAAGTTCTTGAGAATAATAAAAGATTCATGAAAGACTTGAAGAGGTATTATCGAGACCTAAGTGACTTGATTAAAGATATAAATGGATAATTATTCACAATGAGTCTCATCATCCGCATGTCCGCCGCCACCAACAAGCCCAAGCCCAATATCGATAAGATCATCAAGAGTAATAAGCATCTTAGGGCTGCAGCGCATTCTTCCAAAACGAACAGGAAGCATCATCGTGTAGCCATCGATCAACTTGATTCGTTTCTAGATCTCATTGATAACGCCATTGATGTCATGAATAATACTACAGCTGAGATTGAAAAGTCACAAGAGAAACTTTATGAGTTGTACGACTTTTGTGGAGAAGTCCCAATGGATGATAGTTGTGATTATTAAAGATTAGAACGGATAGATTGTTATAATGAAGAAAGTTTTGGATCATGGATTTGTAGAACTCGTCGACCATATGCCCCTTGAGAATCTAGATAAGGCCATAGTTGATGGTGCCCGTGTGAGTTATCAAACAGGTACCAAGACTACTCGGGGTGACCGAGGTCTTATTAGATACCTTGTCCGCAATTGGCATACTTCACCCCTAGAACTCGTTGTTTTCAAGTTTCGTATCAAGGCGCCACTTTACATCGCACGACAATGGCTCAGACACAGAACCGCATCGGTGAATGAAATGTCTGCCAGGTATTCTATCGTTGATGAGGAATACTACGAACCGGAAGTCCTACGTGGACAATCAGCTGTAAATCATCAAGGATCAGAAGGTGTAGTGGAACTAGATGATGAATTGAATCAGACTCTTTCTGACCAGTACAAACAAGCTTTCAAGCTATACGAGCAATTGCTAGAGAAGGGTGTTTGTAGAGAACAAGCTCGTGGTGTTCTCCCTCAATCTACCTACACTTCTTTCGTGTGGAAGATGGACCTACACAACCTCATGCATTTCTTACAATTGAGGATGGATCATCATGCTCAAAAGGAGATTCGTGACTATGCTACGGCCATCTATGAACTTGTCCAACCCCTAGTACCCCACGCTATGGAGGCATTCATGGACTTTCGTGTAAATGCGATGCAGTTGACGGGACCCGAAATTGAAGCTATAAACTCTGGGAAGGAGATTGAATCTCCAGGTGAAAGGAGAGAGTTTCTAGAAAAATTAAAACGGTTAAAAATTAAATGTCCTTAAAATACAACAAACACTATGTTCGCTATTACTGCATCCCCCACATGGTTCGCCAAAACTGACGACTTCAAAAAGATTGGCAAGAAAATCCAAAAACAACGAAAGACCGAGGTAGACAAAATTAAGGACAAGATTGGTGACATCGCACGCGACGAGCGCAAGCGTGTTCAAGAAATGTTCAAGGAACATCAAGATGTTATCAAGAAGGACAAGGAACAATCTAAAAAAACTAAGAAGAAGAAGAGTAACGCTAAAGAGATCGATCTTTACGAAAAGTGATCCAGATCGCAAACGCTACGAGTAGTGCAGCGAACGGTGTCCCGTTGAACCTCTCTGCTAATAGAGCGCATACCACACTGTATTGAACTACCCGTATTTCCTGTCGTGTTTTAATCATTGACCGTTTCATCGCTGCTCTCGACCTCTCAAGGCCGAGAACAGTCGAATTTATTTTTCCAATTTTAGATGGAATTTCTGTCGTGTTCATAATGATTTCACTTATATCAAGAGACTCTAAAAACTGCTCTTGAATCATTGGTTCCAGGTATGTGAAATAATCAAAATCTGGATCGAGTTGAAGACATATCCCCTCAATTAGGGAAAATGATTTAGCTAAATATACAAAACTTGTTGGTACAACAAATGGTTTTTCCATTGCAAGTTCAGCCGCAAGCTCGTCGTTCATGATAGCACCACCATCTAGGGTTTCTAAATACCCCAAGATGGTTTCAAAAAATACTTCAATATCACTGACGTCTGAAGATGTTGGTACAATGACACCTAACTTGATTAATATTTGAACAATACCCTTTGTGTCTCGCTTTATAATACACCCGAATAAGTCCGAGAAACCCTGTTTTAATTCATCATCCAACTCAATCAATAAACCAAAATCGTAAAACACTAATTTCCCATCTTTGGAAATAGCCAAGTTACCCGGATGTGGATCACCATGAAATAATCCACTGTCCATAGTTTGGATCACATATGAATTAACGAGTGCCTCACATACTTTCTTCCGATTGATTTTCTTATTTCTGATCTCGGTGATTTTATCAGCCTCTACATATTCCATCACAATCATATCATCGGTACAATACTTCTTGTACACATATGGAACTTTTATCCAATCAATCCCTTTCAAACTTCTTCTAAACTTAATCGCATTTTCAACTTCCTGTCTGTAATCAGCCTCTCCAAGAAGATACTCTATAGAGTCATTAAGGACAAAGTTAGAACTAGAACCAGTATCTATACCAATAGACTGAATAAAGTCGAGAATCTTCTTGACATTGTTTGTGTCAGATTTCATAGTCTCGAGAATATCGGGTCTTTTTAATTTTACAACAACCTTTTTACCATTTTTTAAGGTAGCTTTATGAACCTGTCCAATACTGGCCGATTTAAATGGAATCTCTTCAAAATCTTTGAATATATCTCTATTTACAACATCTTTTACAAGGTTAAAATCAAATGGTGGTACATTATCTTGGAGAGATTCAAGTTCTTTGGTAAATTCTGGTGGATAGAGGTCTCCTCGTGTGGACGCTATCTGTCCTAATTTTACAAATGTCGGGCCAAGGTCTAGAAGTTCACTTTTCGTCCATCGACCAAGCTCGGCCTTATCTTCAGTAAAACGTTCTTTCCATAAATATTTAGCTGCAAATTTCCATGTTTTTACCTTTTGATTTGGCGCCAACTTGACAGGTGGCACCTTCATATTGGCTTGACTGAGTATACTCAACATATCCTACATTAACATTAGGATTTTTTCTATAAGCTAAATATAGAATGAAGATTCATATCGTGGGAGCTGGTCCAACTGGATTATCTCTCGCATGGGAAATCTTACGTACAGGAGAGCATGATGTTACTATTTACGATAGAAAGATATCAGCTGGTGGTTCTTGGTGGGAACCTAGTGTAGAATCACGAGATCTTCATGCACACAGAATTCTATTTGATCGAGCATTTGTAAATACACGTTCCTTTTTCGAAGAAATGAAGATTGATTGGAACACTATGTTCGAATTAGAAAAGGATGCTGGTGTTTGGGATTTTACACTCAAAAGTTTAGAATATGATGACTATAAAACCCTGATAGGTCTCATATCTAGGGTTCTCTGGGATCCTAAAAAGTTTGAAAGTATATCAGTGAAGGACGCCATAGGTCCTCTCACCGAAAACGCTAAGAAGTTCGTAGAGCACCTCCCTCTCATAATGGATGGTGTTACTTGGGACGTTATGTCTGCGTATGAATTCATAAATAATTTGAATCACGTTTTACTCTCAAAACGTTACACACAACGTGTTTCCGGTAAAGTCATGTGTGACGCTATGGAAGAAGCGCTTCTAAAAGCTGGTGCTAATTTTGTTTTTGGTGCCGAACTTTTAGATGTTCAATACGGTAAGAAAGATTTTGTGGCAAAGTTTTCAGATGAAAGAATGATAAAGGATGGATTACTCTTTTTATGTCTAGATAATAGCCCAGCTTTAGATCTACTTGGCAGTAACTGGGGACCCGACGCAGATGCAAAACTTAGAAGAAGTACATATGGTGCTATCAATGTTCTATTAGATTACGATCAATCAATTAAAATGAAGTCAGATTTAGAAGTTTCCATAGAAACCAATTGGAACTTACAACCAAAGGTACTCAGTGATGGTAAGACCGTATCGTGTGTTATTTGCGATCTTGGTAAAGAGGTACTCAGTTCCGACCCAGAAACTATCAAAAATGAAGTCGTTAGACAACTTGGTTTACCACAACCCAATTCCATCAGGATTGGTTGGGGTGCTGAGTGGAAAGAGAACAAATGGAACTTTTCACAATCCTCGGGTGTTCTCAGTCTTGAGGGTCAACTCCCCTTCTTTGGAAAATGCTCAAAGGTTGCCATGTGTGGTATGATGTCACCTAGACATACACCTTACTCCAGTATTGAAGCATCGGTTGAAGTTTCACGAGCCCTAAGCCACATGTGTTTCGGAACTAGAAAACCTCTGAAACCTATTTTGGTCACCCACGTTGGAATATTAACTGTAGTGTTACTTATAGTTTTACTTTTAGTTTATCGTAGATGAAGTTTGTAGCTAAAGTATATGAACCATTTTATGATCACAATGATAAAAAGTATATACGTTTTGTGATTCCTCAAAAAGTTTCAGAAATCATAGAACGTATGCATGCGAGTAGGATGCACCTACTTGTAAATCAAAACGCAGACAATCCACTAGATGGTAAAGTACTCACAGTCAAAGTACCATTCCGTTACCGAAGGGTTATGTGTAAATTTGAAGGAAAACCCATTCAATCTTTAGTAAAGGATGATGAAGTTGATGTTGAGTTAGATTTCAAAGGTATTTGGAATGTTGGAAATCATTCAGGATTTTCTTGGGTACTCTCTTCTTCAATCTTTTCAAGTCCCTGATCAGGAAGTTCTATGTTATCTAGACCAGCCTTTTTTAGATCCGTGAACGTCTTTAACATTCCCTGAAGTCTGAAAACTTCTTGAGTCATTTGTTCAATAGTGTTCTGAAGTCTGAGAATGTTCTCATCAATATTTAAAGTGGGCATCGTGTACTCATTTAAAGTTTCACATCTTTAAATAAGTAGATCATGACAACATTGACTAGGACAGGTTATTTAGTTAATTCGGGTCCAATTCCCGAAATTAAAAAAGAACTTACCGTAAGACCTGTAGTCAATGGGGACTATGGATTTCCTCCACCGCCTTTCAAAGTTTTCAGAGCAACTAAGACAGGAGTCTGTGTTCCCAGATTCTATGGAACTTCTAAACTTGGAGAACCCCGAGAAGACAGGAGACCAGAGCCAACCCGTATCAATACGAAGTTTGTTGGGAAACTTCGAGATACCACACACCAAAACGACGCACTACGAGCAGCAATTAAAGCTGGCCACGGCGTCCTTTCTTTACCATGTGGGTACGGTAAAACGACGGTATCCTTGGCCATAGCATGTAAATTAGGGTACAGAACTATGATTGTAGTTCATAAACAATTTTTGGCCGATCAATGGAGAGAACGTATTCAACAGTTTTGCCCAGGTGCCACTATAGGTATTGTGCAACAAGATAAGAAGGAGGTTGATTGTGATTTTGTCATCGCTATGCTTCAATCACTTTCCCTAAAGGAGTACAGTTTCACAGATTTTGAGAGTGTAGGAACTCTCATAGTGGATGAGGCGCACCACATTTGTGCCAAGGTTTTCAGCCAGTCACTTTTCAAAATGTGCCCCAAACATATCTTTGGACTCTCAGCGACACCTGAGAGGAAAGATGGACTCACTAAAGTTTTACATTGGTTTATGGGTCCCACTTTCTTCGCAGTAGAACGCAAAAATCAAGAACAAGTTGAGGTTTTCCCAGTTGTATATGATTCCCCAAACTATAAGAATCCACCCCCATCTATGAGAAACGGTAAAATCTCAATGCCAAACATGATCACAGAACTCGTTGAAGATAGAAGGAGAAATACAATGCTCGTAGAACTGGTTAAAAAGGCATCAGCAGGTACGAGACAGTTACTTGTTTTGAGTGATAGACGTTTTCATTGCGAGTTCCTTCATCAATGCTTTCCCAAAACATCTGGATTGTACATGGGTGGAATGAAAGAAGCTCAACTTCAAGAATCTTCAAAGAAGAAGATCATTTTCGCAACGTTCAGTCAAGCACATGAAGGCTTAGATATCCCCACCCTAGATACAGTTATTTTAGCCTCACCCAAATCCGATATTACCCAAAGTATTGGGCGTATTATGAGAGAAACAAAAGGTAAAAAGAACGATCCACACATCTACGATGTCCATGATCCTTGGTCTATCTTTACAGCGATGTATTACAAGAGACTCAAGGTGTATAGACAAGGTGGATTCAACATACGTGGCAAGCATTCAGAGGAACCCAAGAGTGAGTTTACTCAGGGAAAGTGTCTGTTTTTATAATCTGACTAATTAATAAATGTCGGGTGCATTAATACAACTCGTTTCTAAGGGAGTGCAGGATGCCTACATCATAAGTGACGAAGGACATTCTTTTTTTCGTACGAAGTTTACACGTCATACGAATTTTTCTCAAGCTCCCAAATACATTAAGACTGTCACTACCACAGATACGTCAATTACGATACCCGTTCTTGGTGATATCATAAACGGTATTTGGTTAGAGTCGGCCACTAGAAATGCGAACATAGCTTCAAATCTTTTCTACAATTCTACAATTTCTCTTTTTATTGGTGGACAAAAAATAGATTCCCAACATTACGACTATTTCTCCGATATATGGACGAATTATCTGGCTGATACATACACAAAGGGACAGGAATTAAACAACAAAACATCTACCTCGTGTCATACCTTCCTCCCCCTCCACTTCTTTTTCTGTGACCATAAAGCGTTTTTACCTCTCATAGCCCTACAGCATCACCAAGTTGAGATAAAGATAGATTTTGATGAAACGAATATAGCTGGTCTAGATGTGAGTGAGAAATCAGCAAAGGTGTATGGTAATTATATTTACTTGGATAAGGATGAAAGAGAAACTTTCACGAAGAGACAAATGGATTTTATAGTAACCCAAGTCCAAGGATTTAAGACCGAATTACTTACTGTTACGAATAACAACACTGATGTGGGTGGTCACAACCGTGTTGACCTTTCCAACTTTAATCACCCAGTGAAATCTTTATTTTGGGGATTCAATGCTTCTAGTGAAAATTTTGCGGATGACCGTTTTACATTTCTCGAAGCCGATTTACAAATCAATGGTACACATCTACTTGAAAAGATGACCCCAGTCTACTTTCACACTGTTCAAAATTATTACAAATCTTCTTATGGACATTCCGACTTTATTCCAGAAACTGAAGTACTTTTCAACACCAGATATTTCGCGTACCACTTTTGCCTAAATGCTTCTGAATATAACCCCTCAGGAACCCTAAACTTTAGTCGCATAGATAATGCTGTACTGTCTCTTAATGGTGTAGAAAAGGGAGTCCTTAGACCAGATGGACAAGAACTTTTCGTGTACGCAGTAAACTACAATGTGTTAAGAATTCGTAATGGACTCGCTGGAATTTTATTCGGTAACTAATGTATAGATGGGCAGAACAGTACGTTTCGATCAGATTTTCGTCACGAGTCTAGACGCTGCACCACGAGAGACCGACGTTCTAAGTGGTCTCGCCAGTATTGATGCTGGTGAAATTACAGCAGATCAAATTCAAGTCGCAAATCTTACTATTACCAATAAGGTTACTGCGAATGTAGAAAGTACGGAGTTTACTGGTCTTACCAACGTGTTCCGTTTTACGGCGACACAAATTGGAATTGGTACAAACAATCCTGTAAACCCTTTTCAAATTGGTGAGGATCGTGTTATTATTAATGAAAATTTAGAACACTTGGTTGCTATACAGGGTAACGTTATTTCTACTAATGTACTCGCGACCAATATACTTAAAACTGAAAATGATAAGTTTCTAGTCGATTCAAATGCCTCTAACGTTTTGAAGATCACTGGTAATACTTTCTCCACTAACGCAACTGTAGGTACACACCTTTTAGTTGGTAGCAATGGTGCGAGTGATGGCTCCAACGTAGCTGTTTTTGAAAAGGGTAATGTTGTCGTCAGAGATGGCTTCTTGAGGGTATTTGGTGATGTTGATATCACTGGTAATTTGGCGATCACAGAGATTCCTGATTATACGAGTATCAACAATCTTGTCGTATCAAATGCCGTTATACAGATGGCATTCGGTAACAATGGAACCTATGACATGGCTTTACTTATGAAAGATGCAGATGAAAAGTCTAATGTGTTTTTGGGATATACTCATGACGGTGATAAAATGAGACTTTCGCGGACGTTTGGTGGCCCCACAACCGCAACCTTCCATGACATTCTTGATTCAGCTAACACTGTAAATCTTCATGTGTACGGTGACATATATACTCAAAATAATGTGGGTATCGCAAATACTTCACCAGCCCATTCTCTTTCAGTGGGTTCTAACCTGTATATAGATGATACAGCAACTCTCAATGACAACGTTTTACACGCGAAAGGCTTCGGTTTCTTTGAGGGTTTGAGAATAGGTGATAGTGGTCTTACAGTAGGTAACTTGATTACCCTAGACGCCGATGCACCTATACCTATGGTAGTTGGATCCAAAATTCAAGCCCATGGTATCCAGACAACTGGTTCAGACCCTTCGGGTATAGGAAATGTAAATTCACAGCACTTATTGTCTATCGCAGATAAGGTCTTTATAAACGCAGACGCTGCGAATGTTATTACTGTAATTGGTAACACCGCTACTGGTCGTCTCATCACACAATCCATTCGTGTACAAGATTTCATCGAAGTTGAGGGTGAATCCGGTATTTCATCCGCCGCGAATGTTATTGTTCATGGTGATATATCGGGTGGTGACTCTACTTCAAATACTGTGAGTCTTCGTTGTGGTCCAAATAATGCAGATGGAACGCTTGGATCTAACACAAGTTCTATAGAAATTATGGGAGCAAAAACGTCTGCCGAATTCCAAACTATTCTATTTAAGACCAAAAACACTGAGCGTATGCGCGTGGCTTCAAATGGTTACGTTGGCATCGCTAATACTCAACCAAGTGAAATGTTGACTTTGGGTGGTAATCTTAGACTCAACGAGAGTAATACAGCTATTTTTGGTAAAGATACCAATTATATGAAAGTTTCAACTGATACAACAAATACTCAAACAAAGATTCAAAATCGTGTAGGAACTGGTAAAGGTCTAAACTTTTATGCGAGCACAACTGACACTATGGGTAACCCCAAGATGACCATTCTTGAAAATTCGAATGTTGGTGTGGGTACTGCAACACCCCAAGGTCTTTTACATACATCTGGTGGTACCGTATTTATCAATAACCAAGTTGTAAATAGAGGAGGTGTAAGCCACTTAGGGGCTCCAATGGTTATCACAAACACAGCTCAAATTACAAATACTTCAGACTTCCAAGATGTTCTTCAACTTGCTCGTGAGGGTGGTGTGAGTTCGCAACACGGTGTTAGGGGTACTTTCAAAATGGGTAAGCATGGAACTGGCGCTGGAACTTCGCGGTCTCAATTGAACCTGTCCCTAGCCAGTGACGACTATTCCACACAAGATCATGTGATGACTTGGCGAAGTAATAAGCGAGTTGGGATTGGCACAACCGCACCGTCATCTCACCTTGAAATAATTACAACTGGTATAGGAAACTCTGTAACAAATGGTTTACTTGTTCATAGTGAAAAGATTAACGATGCAGCAGATGACGCCATTGTAGCTATGCGCACGGATACTACAAGTTCAAATGCTTTCGTGGCGTTTGTTCAAGCTGATGGTGCGGCGGGTGATACTTCGGGTTATTCCCTAGGTGTCACAGGATCAACGGGTGACTTTAGACTTACGAAGAATGCATACACCATTAATGATTCCACTGAGAGTAGAATATTTGTTGATGGTACCTCAGGAAATATTGGCTTCGGTACTGATTCTCCTAGAGGTAAGTTAGAGGTTACCGGTAATGTAGTGATCGGTCATAAACTTACGTTTAGTGGTGTTCTTAATGACGAGTTTGGTAATTCTTTTATTACTGAACGTTTATATGATGCCGATAATGGTATTTCCGAACTTCTAATTTTTAAAGGTACTGACTCTACTTC